GGAACAAAAGCAGTTGTAAACATAGGTAAGGTTGTTGAAACACCTGGAACTTATGGCCCAGATGGTCATGAGATAACGCCACCAATTTACTACCCAGGTTGGGCGTATGACATAATGAGTACGGACACCTTAGACTTTGGAAGCAATGAGGTATATCCAGGCGATGCATCGGCTCATCAGTTTTATGGGTTTTCGAGAAACGCAGAAGTTCCACCGCCTATTGCAGAAGAAGAGGTAATTTCTTAATAAACAGTGTAACTATAACAATATAACAATTAAATTAAATGTAATGTCAAAAATCACAGAAGAACAATTAAAGTCAATAAAAGAATCTCAAGGCAAAATAAACGCTATATTAGCAGAGATTGGTTTTTTAGAAACTAAAAAAGTAGAGTTTATAGGGGCTCATTTTGAAGCAGTTAAAGTTTTAGAAGAGATTAAGTCAGAATTAAAAGAAGAATACGGGGATATAAACGTAAACTTAAATGATGGTACTTTTGAAAAAATAGAGACTGAAATTAAGGAAATGGAAGTTGTAAAGTAATGGAGCCTGTAGTAAGAAAAATAAGTATAGGTTCTGATTATAAAAACGATGCAATGCATTACGCTGTTGGCCAGCAAGTTTATGGCGGGCACACTATTTCAGCAATATTGCACGATCAGGAAATAAACTCTTACAGTATATTTATAAAAAAAGGAGATGAGATCATGCCTTGGAAAAAGTTTAATTCAAACATGGCTATATCTGTTGAATACGATTTAGAATATTAATGAGAAGTTTGTATGACTTTATCATCAAACCTTTAGGTGATAGATATGAAAACGAAATAAAGCTTGGAAATAAAACTTTAGTTTTAAACACTAAAATAGAAAGTTTTAAATCTGTCAACAACTTAGCAGTCGTTGTAGAAACTCCAAAAGCTTTTAAAACAAATATAAAAAAAGGAGATATAATAGTTATACATCACAATGTATTTAGAGTATTCTATGATATGAAAGGTGTTAAGAAAAACAGTAGGTCGTACTTTAAAGATGATTTATATTTTTGCGCTATAGATCAAATATATTTGTATAAAAATACAGGAGATTGGAAATCATTTGGAGACAGATGCTTTGTAATGCCTTTAAAAAATAAAGACTCTCTAGAGCTCGATAAAGAGCAAAAGCTTATTGGTATATTAAAGTATGGTAATAAGTCCTTAGAAGCGCTTAAAATAACCCCAGGGGATGTAGTCGGCTTTACACCAAACAGTGAATGGGATTTTGTTATAGACAAGCAAAGAGTTTATTGTATGAAATCTAATGATATTGTAATTAAATATGAACACCAAGAAGACGAAGTTGAGTATAATCCAGGCTGGGCAAAAAGCGGTTGAAGAATTAATTAAAGTAGCAAAAGAAGCTATTGTAGATTCGGAAGACGACTTAACAGCGGATAAATTAAAGAACGCAGCGGCTACTAAAAAACTAGCTATATTTGATGCTTTTGAAATACTTGCACGTATTGAAGCTGAGGAAAATTTATTAAATGATAAACCAGTAGAATCTAAAGAAGAAAAATCTTTTAAAGGTTTTGCAGAAGGAAGGTCTAGGTAATGTACGAGCAAAGTTTATATACAATCTTAAAAGATTATGTAAAACCTAAAGTTCTAGATAGAAACAATAGGTACAAAAAATGGGAATACGGATACAATAAAGAACACGATTTTATTGTTATAAGTAAAACAGGGCAAGTAGGTGAGATATACGATATACAAGGATTAAAAATTGGTTTGCCAAAAAAAACTGATATTAAAACCTTTTCAAATAACAAATGGCAATATACTGAATACCCTAAAGAATTAAAAAAAATTAAATCAGTATTTGACTGGGATGAATATCCTGTTCAATTTAAAGAAAAATGGTATGACTATATTGACACAGAGTTTAAAAGGCGCGAAGAAGGTTTTTGGTTTATTAATAAAGACAAGCCTACTTACATTACTGGTACTCACTACATGTACTTGCAGTGGTCCAAGATTGATGTTGGGCAGCCAGACTTTCGAGAATCGAATAGATTATTCTACATATTTTGGGAAGCCTGTAAGGCCGATGCAAGATGTTACGGAATGTGTTACCTTAAGAACAGAAGGTCGGGCTTCTCGTTCATGGCCTCAGGCGAGACTGTTAATCAAGCCACGATTTCTACAGACTCAAGATTTGGTATACTATCAAAATCTGGGCCAGACGCAAAGAAAATGTTTACTGATAAGGTCGTACCAATATCCGTTAATTACCCCTTTTTTTTCAAACCGATCCAAGACGGAATGGACCGCCCGAAGACGGAACTTGCGTATAGAGTCCCCGCGTCGAAATTTACCCGTAAGAAACTCGATTCCAACGAGAAGCTCGCAGAGATATCCGGTCTCGACACGACAATCGACTGGAAGAACACGGGTGATAACTCCTACGATGGTGAGAAACTTAAACTCCTCGTCCACGACGAAAGCGGTAAATGGGAACGTCCGACGAACATCCTCAACAACTGGAGGGTTACAAAAACGACATTAAGATTAGGTTCTAGAATTATAGGAAAATGTATGATGGGGTCAACCTCAAACGCATTAGATAAAGGAGGTGCTAATTACAAAAAGCTATATTATGACTCAGATGTCACTAGAAGAAACGCCAATGGACAGACTCGCTCAGGATTATATTCTTTGTTCATACCTATGGAATGGAATTACGAAGGATACATTGATTCTTTTGGATTTCCTGTCTTCAACACGCCAAAAAAACCAATTGAAGGCACGCATGGGCAACAAATAGATTTAGGTGTAATTGATTACTGGCAAAATGAAGTTAACGGTTTAAAAGAAGATCAAGACGGTTTAAATGAATTTTATCGTCAATTTCCAAGAACAGAAGAACACGCGTTTAGAGATGAAGCAAAACAATCTTTATTTAATCTAACTAAAATATACGAACAAATAGATTATAACGCTGATTTAAAAAACACATCTGTTATTACTACTGGAAGTTTTCAATGGGAAAACGCTGTGCCTGATTCAAGAGTTATATTTATACCTAACAAAGACGGTAGGTTTAGAATATCTTGGGTACCGCCGATAGAACTACAAAATAGAATGTTAATTAAAAGTGGTAGAAAATATCCAGGTAACGAACATTGCGGTGCTTTTGGATGTGATAGTTATGACATATCTGGTACGGTGGACGGCAGAGGTTCTAATGGATCTTTACATGGTCTTACTAAATTTAGCATGGAAAATGTACCGCCAAATCATTTCTTTTTAGAATATATAGCTAGACCACAAACTGCTGAAATATTTTTTGAAGATGTATTAATGGCTTGCGTGTTTTACGGTATGCCTTTATTAGCTGAGAATAATAAGCCTAGATTACTTTATCATTTTAAAAGAAGGGGCTATAGAGGTTACTCTATGAATAGACCTGATAAATTAAAGCTATCGGTAACTGAAAGAGAAATAGGTGGTATACCTAACTCAAGTGAAGATATAAAGCAAGCGCATGCTGCTGCTATAGAAACTTATATAAATACGAGCGTCGGGCTACTTGAAACTGGGTATGGAAATATGTATTTTCAAAGAACACTAGAAGATTGGGCAAGATTTAATATTAATAATAGGACTAAGCATGATGCGTCCATAAGTTCTGGATTAGCATTGATGGCTTGTAATAAAAATAGATATGTACCTAGAGCTAAGATTGAATACAAATCAATTGATTTAGGTATTAAACGATACGACAACAAAGGCGGTATGTCTAAAATAATAAGATAAATGAGAATACAGACTAACACTAACAGTTCATTTCCAAGTCAAGTAGTAAGTGAGGCGGAAAAGTCTAGCTTAGATTACGGCATACAAGTAGGTAGAGCTATTGAGGGTGAATGGTTTCAAGAAGGAAGAGCAGGCAATAGATATGTTCAATCTTATGCTACATTTCATCGGTTAAGATTATACGCTAGAGGAGAACAAAGTGTTCAAAAATATAAAGACGAACTATCTATAAACGGTGACTTGTCTTATCTTAATTTAGATTGGAAACCGGTTGCAGTTATATCTAAATTTGTAGATATAGTTGTCAACGGTATGTCTAATAAAGAGTACGATATTACAACTTTTGCGCAAGATCCGTTTTCGGTAAAGCAAAGAACTGACTATGCTGCTGCGGTTGAAAGGGATATAAATGCTAAAGAAGCTCTTGTAAATGTAAAAGAAAATCTTGGTATGGATTTTTCTTTAACCGGTAATTTAGAAGACTTGCCTGAAAGCAGAGAAGAGTTAGATATACACATGCAGATGAGTTATAAACAAAATGTTGAAATAGCAGAAGAAGAAGTTATTAACAATGTTCTAGCATCTAATAAATATGATCAAACTAAAAAAAGAATAGCTTACGATTTAACTGTATTAGGAATTGGCGCTAGCAAAACAAGATTCGATTTATCAGAAGGTATTAAAATTGATTACGTAGATCCAGCTCGTATTGTTTATTCTTATACTGAAGATCCAAATTTTGAAGATATATATTATGTTGGTGAAGTAAAAGCCATAAGTATTCCAGAATTAAAAAAGCAATTTCCAAATATACCAGACGAAGAGTTGCAAAGAATACAAAACATGCCAGGTAATTCCCAATATGTTACCGGGTGGGCTAACTACGACCAGAACACTGTGCAAGTGATGTATTTTGAATACAAAACTTATGTTGATCAAGTTTTTAAAATAAAGAAAACGGATCAAGGTTTAGAAAAAACATTAGAAAAGCCAGATACATTTAATCCTCCAGAAAACGATAACTTTGATAGAGTGTCTAGGTCTATAGAGGTATTATACACAGGTGCTAAGGTTTTAGGAAACAATTATATGTTGGAATGGAAGATGGCTGAAAATATGACTAGACCAACTGCCGATACAACAAAAGTAGATATGAACTATTGCATCTCTGCTCCTAGGATGTACAAAGGACGTATAGAATCTTTAGTAAGTAGAATAACTGGGTTTGCTGATATGATTCAGCTAACGCATCTTAAGCTACAACAGGTTATGTCTAGAATAGTGCCAGATGGTGTATTTTTAGATATGGATGGTTTAGCTGAGGTTGATTTAGGTAATGGAACAAATTACAATCCAGCCGAAGCGTTAAATATGTATTTCCAGACCGGTTCTATTGTTGGTAGATCATTAACTCAAGATGGTGAATTAAATAGAGGTAAAGTTCCTATTCAGGAATTATCATCATCATCGGGTCAAGCTAAGATACAAAGTTTGATTGGTACATACCAATATTACTTACAAATGATACGTGATGTAACTGGGTTAAATGAAGCAAGAGACGGCAGTGCTCCTGATAAAGATGCTTTAGTTGGGCTACAAAAAATGGCAGCTAATGCTTCCAATACAGCTACAAAACATTTGTTAGAATCTTTATTATACATAACAATTAGAACATGCGAAAATATAAGTTTAAAGGTAGCTGATTTAATACAAAACCCTTTAACTGAAAACTCTTTAATAAATTCTATAAGCACATTTAATGTTAAAACATTAGAGGAATTAATGAATTTGCAGTTACATGATTTTGGTATTTACGTACAACTAGAGCCGGAGGAAGAAGAAAAAGCATTGCTTGAACAAAATATACAAGTAGCTTTACAGACTGGTGCTATTCAATTGTCAGACGCTATAGATATTAGACAAATAAAAAATTCTAAATTAGCTAATCAATTCTTAAAGTTAAGACAAACACAAAAAATTAAAAGAGAACAAGAACAAACGCAACAAAATATACAAGCTCAAGCCCAAGCTAATGCAGAATCTGCAGAAAAAGCAGCTATGGCGGAAGTACAAAAGCAACAAGCGTTGACTCAGGAAAAAGTTAGTATTGAACAAGCTAAGTCTCAGTTTGAAATACAAAGAATGCAAGCTGAAGCTCAAATAAAAAGAGAGCTAATGGCCGAAGAGTTTAATTACAATATACAACTAGCTCAAGCTCAGATGGGAGCTACTAAAGCAAAGGAGCAAGAAACAGAAGATAGAAAAGATCAAAGAATTAAGATGCAAGGTACACAGCAATCTGAATTAATAAACCAAAGACAGACAGATGGTTTACCTAAAAACTTTGAATCATCAGGTAATGACGTTTTAGGTGGGTTTGGCTTAGAACAATTTGGTCCTAGATAAAATTGCAAACAATTATTTAATTATATTATATTATGTCAGAAACAAAAACAAATGAACCTGTAAAGCAGGAAGGGGATTTTAGTCTTAAAGGTAAGTCTAAAAAACCTAAGCAGTTATCAAAACAAAACAACGAAGTAACTAAAGTTAATATTAAAGAACCTTTAATAGATTTAGAACCGGATGTAATCAAAGTGGTTATACCTAAAGAAGAATTAAAAGAAGAAGCCAATGCCATTCAAGAGCAAAGCACAGAGGAAAGCGTGTTACACGCAGAACAGCCCAAGCTGGGATTGCAAGAAGTGGGACAAGGAGACGACGGGGCCGCTGAAAATGGTGAAACGAAATTGCCGCTGCAAGAAATAACACAAGAAGCTAAAGAAGCTATTAGAGATGAAAAAATTCTAGGTAAACCATTACCAGAAAACATTGAAAAGCTGGTTTCTTTTATGGAAGACACTGGTGGTAGTGTTGAAGATTATGTTAGATTGAATGCTGATTATAGCAATATTGACGACAGTGCTTTATTAAAAGAGTATTATAAAAAAACAAAAACTTATTTAGACGATTCAGACGTTGATCTTATTTTAGAAGATTTTGAATGGGATGAAGATTTAGATGAGGAAAGAGATATACGCAAAAAGAAAATTGCGTTTAAAGAAGAAGTTGCAAAAGCTAAAAGCTTTTTAGAGGAAACTAAGAGTAAATACTACGACGAAATCAAGTTGAGACCCGGCGTAACTCAAGACCAACAAAAGGCTATGGATTTTTTCAACCGTTACAACGAAGATCAAGAAACAGCTACTAGACAGCACGAGGATTTTAAATCCAAAACTAATAACTATTTCAATGACGAATTCAAAGGTTTTGAATTTGATGTTAGTGGAAAAAGGTTTAGGTATGGAGTACAGAATCCTGGTAAAATCGCAGAGGACCAGTCTAACATCAATAACTTTGTAGGGAAGTTCCTAAACAAAGAAGGTGAAGTAACAGACGCAAAAGGTTATCATAAAGCTTTGTTTATGGCATCTAACGCAGACACTATTATTAATCATTTTTACGAGCAAGGCAAATCAGATGCTACCAAAGATATCATAGGTAAGTCTAAAAATCCTAGCACGCAGCCTAGACAGGCGCAAGAAGGTGAATTTATTAATGGTTTAAAGGTTAGGTCTATAAGCGGTTTAGATTCTTCAAAACTAAAAATAAAAACAAAAAAATTTAACTAAAAAACAATTATTATGAGTTTAACTCCTCAATTTGGGTCATTAATCCCATCTCAAACACAGCAACTATTGGCTACAAACTATCTGCAATTTAATGCAGCTGGTGGTGGTGGTACTTTTGCACAACAATATTTGCCAGAAATTTATGAACAAGAAGTAGAGCGTTATGGAAACAGAACGTTATCTGGATTCTTAAGAATGGTTGGCGCTGAAATGCCAATGACTTCTGATCAAGTAAT